ATGGCAATGAACCCGATAGTCCGGGCCCAACTCAATGATTTTAAGAGTGCTAATCCAAATGAAGAAGGCGATGATAGCGATTTCTTCGAAGTGATGTCCATTTTTGCCGTCGAAAACGGTATTCTCGGCGAAAATATTGACCCCTTTCGGGCACATCTAAAGGGGCAAGAATTCGGAATAGATGGGATTGCGATAAGCGTTCAGGGTACACTCTGCGTTGACGCTGACGAGGCTGTTTCAGTGCTATCTGTTGGTAAGAACCATGTCGGGTCTTTCCATATGTATCAATCCAAAACGTCAGATGGTCTCGACTATGGGCAAATATCTAAGTTTCTTGACGCAGTTTTCGACTTCTTTACTGACCTACATCTTTTAAAAGGCGAGCAAATTGACGATTTGGTTGGTGCCCGCGACCAAGTTTTTGCCGCAGCGACGAGGTCGAATCCAGATCTTAAATGCTACTTCTGTACAACCGGGTCCGGGGTGGTATCGGACGCGATTTCAACGTTAATACAAAGTAATAAGACCAGACTTGAAGCCTTAAATATTTTTGGTTCAATCGACATAATTTGTCTGGGTGCGAGAGAAATACAAGAGGCGTTTCGAGCCGCCACGAACTCTTCCTCTGCATCAATATTTTTCCCAAAAAACATCACCCTTCCGGAACATGAGAACATTGACGAAGCGTACATTGGGTATGTCACTGCCGATCAGGTGCTAGAGCTTTCTTTGGGTGAGCCAGATATCTTAGATAACCGTTATGTAAATCGCGCAATCTTTTATGACAACGTTCGGGATTTTAATCCAAACTCTGAAATAAATAAGTCTATCCTGTCTGAATTGGAAGCTGGAGATCTCTCTTCTTTTGTTTTCAAGAATAATGGAATTACGGTTGTTGCAAAAAGCATATCCCGGAAAGGGGATACCTTTACTATTGAAGACTACCAAATCGTCAACGGATGTCAGACAACTAATATCTTGGCTCAAACAAGAGAAAGTGCCGCGAAAATCAGTGTGCCGCTTCGCTTGATAGGAAGTTCTGACTCTGATTTCGTATCAAAAATCATAATTGGCACAAACAAACAAAATGAGGTTCGGGAGGATCAATTTTGGGCACTGCTCCCATTTATGAAAGATCTTGAGATTTACTGCGCTGGACAAGAAGGTGATGAAAAAATACTGATTGAACGTCGAGACAATCAATATAGAGATGTCTCGATAGAGCGAACGCGGATCATGAAACCATCTGACTTAATGAAGATTGCCGCCGCGGCTTTCTTTTTTCAGCCAAATCGTGCGGCCCGTGATCACAGAGGTATACGTAAGGAGTTTGCTGAAAAAATATTTTTACCCGAGCACAGTGTTGAACTTTATCACATGGCTGCGCTGTCGTTATACAAGTTCGACTACCTTATCCGCACGTCTAGAGTGCCTCGAAACTACACGATCAATAAATTCTATGTTCTATATGCGCTGGTTCGCAAGTTTTGGGAAACACCAAACATTCTCGAGGCGCAACCCAAGCAGCGCAATGCCGTGCACAGGTCTGTTATGGATCTGATAAGGGACAATGACGCATTTGTTGCTCACATTAACGAAGTCTCGGAGCAAATTGAGAGAATTGTGGCTGCTTCGACGGCAAAAACTCGCGAACAAATTCGCGATTTTATTCGTACAGAAACATTCTCAGATAGCTTTACCAGGTCTTTTTTTAAGAAATAACATTGAACGCTTGGATTGAGACATTTGCGGTAACTTGGTGTCAAGATACGCAGTTCTGCTCGGTACGGCATGATTTAGGCCACTTGCTAGAAAGACGGTTGCACCAAAGCGCCTTGATGAAATGTGCGAAAAAATGGAGCGGCCTGACGATAGTCGCGAAGTAGACAATCACCCCTTCGCCTCCTCGTACCACGCCGTCAGTTTCCCGATAGCTCTCCGTGCTAGGTCCGGGTGCAGGCCGAGGTAGTGCTTCAGAATCTCGTTGACGGACTTCAGGCTGTGGCCGGTGATTGATGCGATCTCGGTTGAATCGCAGCCGGCGCGGGCGAGCCAGGTCACCGCCGTGTCGCGCAGATCCTGGTCGCGAAAGCCGTCAAGCTCGTCGCAGGGCGGGATCTCCGGATCCCATGCCGGCACATAGGAGAGCGTTGTGAGGCCCGTGCGCTTGAATTTCTGCAGCTTGAGGTCCTTGGGTAGCGGTGATGCGAGGGTGCCGTCCTCGAGCTTCCAGATGCCGTAGGTCGCGGCCGTGCGGATCTCCTGGAACAGGTGCGTATAGTGCTGACCGTTGAACGGCCGGCGCTTCCTTTCGTCGAGATTGACGTGCGGCCAGTTCACGCGCCACTCGCGTCGGCGCTCCCGGGCAGCAGCAAAGCGTTTTTCCATGATGTCGGCGATCGGGATCAAAAGCGGCTGACCGCCTTTCTTGCGCTGTCGGAACAGGATCTCGATCGATTGCTCCATCTGACCGGCCGCGAGGTTCAGCCGGTCGGCCTGGCGCTGGCCGAACCAGACGCCTTGCATGACGATGTCGCCGATCTCCGGACGTCCGACCAGGTCGGCGGCATCAACCAGCGTCTTGATCGCCTCGACGGATCCATAGCGCACACGCGGCGCCAGTGTGGGCAGGCGTTCCTCCATGTGGCGGATCGGGTTGCTGTGCACCTTGTTGCGTTTCAGGGCGAAGGCATAGGCACGAGAGAGCAGGGCGCGGACCTGGCGGGTCTGCGCCAGGCCGTGTTTCACTTCGAACCGATCGAGCACGAGTTCCATATTCTTCGGTGTCAGGGCCGCAGCGATCTCGTTCCAGAAGCGGCCGTCTTCCAGATGTTCGACCAGGCGCGCGCCGGCCTTGTAGTTGGCAATGGTCTTGGGCGCGAGACCCTTCCGCGTCTTCTTGCCCTCGATCACGTCGTCGCCCTTCATGCGCGGATCTTTTTCGATGTAATCGGATATGACATGCGCCAGGGTTGGCAGTCCGGAGGATTGGGCAAGGCTGGCCGCAGCCTGCCTGCGCTTCGCCGGCGTCGCGTCCCTGGTCTTGTTGCGCAAGGTCCGGAGCTCGTCCTGCTTGGCTTCCGACCAGGCGATCGCTTCCTCGATCCCGAACCAGGATCCGTCCGGGTGGCGCAGATCCTCGCCCTTCAGCCCGAAGTTCTTGCGCAGCTCGGGCGCGGGAAAGAACCGTGGCCGACCGTCGCGCCAGGTCACCAGGGGGATCTTGATTTCGGTTTTCTTGATCATGGCAGACTATAACTTTCAGCGATGATCGACGGCAACGCCGCCTGATCTGGTCAGTCGTGTTTCCAACCGTTGCAGTGTCCGATCTCGTGCCTGCGGACCATCTGCGGGCTGTAGCGAAACGTGTGCCGGTTCGGGATCACGATCGTGCAGGTGCGGCCGTCTTCCGACAGGATCGCACAGCCGGAATAACCGCCGCGGCGAAACCTGTTTGCCTGGCGCCTGTCCGGGATCCGCCTGGCGCATTCGTTCGGGACCTGGCGCGGATGTATCGGGATCTCGATCAGTTTGCCTGGGAACGGCCGATCATAGTGTGGCGGCGGTATCAGTTGTGAGCGCGGTCGCCTGGGTCTCGCTGCGGCGCTGCCTGTAAAAACAGTGGCAGCAGCAGCGACAGATCCGAATAGAAAATCTCGTCTGGTCACTGAAATGTCCTTTCTGAAAAAAGCGAGGCGGCTTGTGGGAAGCCGCCCCGTAGGTGGCGCTGCGAACGTGGCGGACGCAGCGCACTGGTCTCCTTTGGGAGGAGCGGTTGAAATCAGTCGATGTCACGGTCGAAAAAGGGATCCCGGCGCTGCTGTTTCCACGGGACGATTGGGAGCAGGAGCATCCAGGCGATCAGCAGCGCCGAGATCACGAGGGCAAGGAAGCCGGTCCAGCCGACGACTGCCCAAAAAATGGCAAGGGGATCAAAACTGGCGTGGAGCGTATCGGGTTTCATGTCCGACGCTCCCGCTGGCGTTTCAGTTTGAGTTCCCGGGCAAGAGCCTCGCCGGCACCTGTTGCCTCAAGCCGCGTCGTTCCCTTGCCGGGAACCGCAATTGCCAGGCCGTGTCGTACGAGTGCCTCTGCAGTGGTCAGTCCGAAGCTGTTGAAACAGCCTTTTGGCCGCCAGCCGTTCCGAACACGCCAGGCGCAGCGCTTGCCGGAGATCGAAATCAGGAGATCTTTCTGGTGCCGGTTGAGCAGTGGTGCGGGGTCCTGCCGTCTTGCCGGGGCACTCATGCTGCGTTCCTTCCAAAGTCTTCTGCGAGGCGGCCGGCGGCGTCCTCGATCAACTTGCGATCGGCCGTGGTGCCGTAGACAGGATCCGGATCGGGCAGGTAGGTGCGGCCGTTGGTTTCGATCCAGCGGGTGACGGCAGGTTCCGACCAGCCGTTGCAGCCTGGCATTTTGGGTGGGAAGTTGTGCTTTGCTTCCAGCTGCCGGCGCTTGTTGCGGAACGTGCTTTCCGCGATCTGCAGCCGCTCGGCAACTTCCTCGGCAGTGATACATCTCGCGAACACGGCATTCTCCGATGCAATCCGTTTGAATTACCAAGAATGATGCACAATGAATAACTCATGTGTCAACACATACGCATAAAAATGTATAAATTACAGTGCACTGCACGCGGCGAGTTTTTGGGGTATTATCTGCCACGCGCTTGAAATGTAGGGGTATTTCGGTTGGATCTGTTCAAACCAAATAGCTTGGAACTTGCAAAAGCCGTCGCTCGTTTGGACCAAGCGATCAGGGAAACCGGCATAAGCGATATCCGAGTAAACAATGAAGTGTCAGAACTGGAACTGGCCGCCGATCAGGCTGGAAAAACGAATGGTGTTGGGGAGCACTTTAGACGATCGCTAAACACGTTACCGCCAAATCAAGTTCTCTGGATTGGTTTGTTTGACGACGAAAACAAGTGCGTTACAACGTGTGCATGCAAATATGAAAACTGTACCGGTTGGTCGCTACAGCATCTTATCAGGCAGTATTTCGAGCGGACATTCAGGACTGAAGACGGCGAATATGTCAAACTAACTAGCGGCTCAACATCGTTTGTATCGACTGCGAAAGGTGCATTTGTTTACGTTGGAGAAGGGCACGTTCAGAAAAAGTGGCGGTCCAAGAATTTATTGGCTCTAGCGCAACGTTTGTTGATCCTTGCCGCATACATGCGCTGGGAGCCAGATCTAATTTATGGCTTCATGCGACCAGACAAAATACGAGATCGATATCATTTGAATTGGGGGTACACCGTTGCCAGGCCAAATGCTCTCATTTGGGAGAAATCGCCGGCTGAGCCGAGTTTGCATGACTTATACTTTGTGGGCTTGGCATCGGAAGGTGTTTGCCGTCTAGCCGCAAACCCACTGTTGATCGGCCATTCGACGCATCGTGCGAGTAGCACATTAGAAAAACCGCCCCTTGATCAGTCGCGAAAGGGAGAATCAGGCGCTGATAGCGAAGTGGCAGAAGAACTCCATCGGCTCTCTGTAGGTCGGTAGAAATCAGATCGAAGACGGGCGTGAGGTTTTGCGCCGCTCGTGCGTATCCATCACTCACCATACGAAGATACTTTTCGTCCAAGTCGGATTTGACCTTCTCGGGGCTACTCGCCCAATTGTCCCCCAATAAAATTGTCGATAGGGATCCTGGTCCAGCTAAGAGCAAGTCCGGTATGCCACCATTTGAGGGGCGGCCGTCGAACAGAACGAGTTGTGATGATAGTGGGATTAGTTCATCACATAGAAAGCCGTTACTCGAACGCCAGACATTCAACATGTGACGCGCAAAGTCATTCGCAAATCCACTATCTACGTCCTTCTCGCTTAGAGTGTGCACAAAACGCTTCACTGATTGACCCTCCGACCGTCCAATGCGGCTGAAATGATCGGGTCAAGTTTATCCGAAAACTCAATGGCTTGTTCTTCGCTGATTGCTTCAGGAACGCAGTGATTAAAAAGGATCATACACGCAACTTGAGCAAGTATAGGAACGCTTGCCTTTTCAGCTGCATTCAATCGATCTCTTACCAACTCGGATCCGGTTAGAGGTTTCTCGCCCTTGTATAAATCCGCGAATCTCTCGCAATTTTTTTTGAAGTCCACAACCGGCCTCGCACACAAAATATACTTTTAGTTGTATTTTTCACAATTAATTATATACAGTTGTGGGTTGTTGTGAAGGAAAATTTCAACCTCCCTTGCGTTCAGCCAGTTTTTCTTGATAAATGATATGAACCATTCTTGAGAACTTAAGAATTGGACCACTACCGCCGATATGATGCCGCTCGATGTCTTTGGCCTCTCTATAGGCCTCCAAGAACAAATCTTCGTCTTCAACCTCATCCATGCCGAGTTCGCCTAAAGTGTCTGCTGGCCCGTAGGCTGGAGTGCCGGGCTTCGCGTCAATCTCTCCCGTTCCAAACAGTAGCCAGTTCACAGAAACCCCAAAACGTCTTGCGTATTTGGCTGCGAGGTCCGCCTTAAAACCCCGATTGTCGTTTTCATGACTGGCGTATGTGCTGACGGGAATACCTAGGGCGTTGGCGGCAGAAGTAGCGGAGCTGAAACCTGCTCTAATACGAGCATGGCGCAGGCGTTCGTGTTTATCCATTGCAATCCTGTGTGTTCGAAATTCTTCGGATTGCATCGGCATTGTAAGCATTTTTTCGCACCTTTGGTGTTGAAAACTTTCGCACATAATTGACGCATAATTATTCATAATGCATAGCTATGTGAAGTGCGGCAAGGATTTTGCAATGTCATTTGGTATTTTGCGACGTTTACGAAAAAGGACCGGGATCTCTCAACACGAGCTCGGGGCGCTCGTCGGCTGCTCACAATCCACGATCCACCGGATCGAAACCGGATCCTATTTGCCGCGTGGTGCTCTTGAGCTGACGATCTCCAGTTGGATGCGAAAGCAGCTGCAGAAGCATGAAGCCGAGGAGATCGCCCATGACCGGTAACTCCTCGGTCTCTGTTTATGTCAATGCGTTGCCCGCTGCCTGCAGGAAGGATTTCAGTCTGTTTCTGGCAATCTCTTCCGTGCCGAGATCGCTCATCTGCACTTCTGTTGTGCTCAAAGTGATTTCGATTTTCGCCGAGCAGTCGGGTGCTGTGGCTTCGAACAAAGCGCGTGCGAATGCTTCCGGCTCTTTTTCGAGAAACTCAAGCTTGCTCAACCGAATGCAAGCTTCGGCATCATCAAAACACATCATGAACTTTTTCCTTGTTACGGGTTCTGGTGTGGGGTGGGTCGCTCGCTGTAACGGGCGACTCACCCATTTTCTCACTGCCCGGGTAGGGTCAACCGGTCCCCTCGAAACACATCATCAGCTTTGTTTTCGCGGGTTGATGGTGTGGGCGCGCTGTCTTGGGTGGGGCGGTGCGCCGAACAAATTTTTCGATGACGCGGGAGCTGGATCATGAGTTCCGACAAAAGACAACTTACCGCGTGCACACAGATCGCCAGCATACCCGTTGTCGGCCACAAGTCGAAAACACGCCATATTGCGGAAACCGATGACGGGCGTCTCCTGGTTCTGGAAACGAACTACTCCGACGACAAGCCTCGGATCATGGCTGGCCCGTTTACCGTGGACCAGGCGATCGATCATTCAGAACAGATCCTGGCGGGATCCGCGCGCCACATCACGCACAAGACAACGCCGCTTGTGTTGGCTGCCGCGCTGCTGAGCCTCGTCGCGGTTCTGAAGCAAACACATGAGCCGGCGCAACCCGGCTCCTGACTTAGTGCCTCGCGTTCCGGCCGCAGGTTCTGCGTCGGCCGGCTGAGACTTCTCAATCAACTCTCAGCGGAGGCCGATGTGCCAAACACCGTTCGTCCCGATCAATCGACCAAGCTGGCGCGGCTGGAGCGCAAACGCAGGCGTCTTCACGTCACGGTCGAGGACCTGGCGATCCGTGCCGGTTTTCGCGTGTGGAAGCTCTACAGGATCCGCCGGCTGAAACGCTGCAGCCGAACCGATATACGCAAACTCACCTTTGCCCTGCGGGCGATCGAGCGGGAACAGCGTGCCGGACGGGAAGCATTCACCGGCGGCACCAGCCTGCAGGCGGCCGCCGAGGTTGCCTTTGCCGGATTTCTGGCGGCCGCCACCGGCCGGATCAGTGAGGAGCATGTGCGCAAGGTCGCTCTCTACCTGCTGGTCGCCGGCTGCAACGTGCAGAGCACGACGGCTGCGCGGGTCTATGGCTGCACCAAGCAATATGTTTCGAAGGTGATGCGCCAGATTGAGGACCTGCGCGAGGATCCCGACATCAACCAGGTGCTGCAGGACCTGGAGCGGACGCTTTCCTGATGTCCCGTTTTGCTGTCGCCAAGTCCAAGGTCCTCGATCATCTGGAAACGCTGATCCCGGAAGTCTTTCCGGCGGCCGAGGCGCGTCATCACAAGCGCGGCCGGTCCTGGAACATTGCATGGCCCTGGCGGGTGAAGTCGAAGGCCAGCCAGACAATCATCTGGCTCGATGGTGCCAGGCGCGGCGGCTTCAGGGATTTCACGTCCGGTGTCCAGGGCGATGCGATCGACCTGGTCGCGGTCGCGCTCGAGGGGGCCGTGACCGATGACAGCCGCATGCGCGCGGTTGCCTGGGTCGAGGACCGGTTCGGGATCCGTTCGATGTCACCGGCGCAGCAACGGCGGATCGCGGCCGAGGCCGAGGCGAGGCAAAAGGCGATGGCGGCCGAGGCGGAGCGGCGTAAAAAGATCGCGCGCGACAGAGCCCGCAAATTCTTCTTTTCCTGTGAGGACACGATTTTCGGACATCTGCCGGAGATTTACCTGCAGCATGCCCGGGGCATCGATGCCCGGGCGGTGCCGAACCTGGCGCCGGCGTTCCGGTTTCATCCGTCCTGCGAGTATTGGCTCGGCGCACCGCGGGATGCGGACGGCAACAAGATCGGCAAGGGGCCGACGTTTCCGGCATTAATCACGGCCATGGTCGACCAGGACGGCAGGCTCGGCGCCTGTCATTACACGTTTCTGGATCCAAGCGGCCGGGACAAGGCCGAGGCGATCCCGTTCGGCGAGGACGAACCCAAGGCCAAGATGATGTTTCCCGATACGGCCGGCCTGATGATCCGCGCGACCTATGGGCCGAGCGGGCTCAACATGGAGCGCGCGGCCGAGGCGGGGATCTCCGGGATCGCCAGCGTGACCGAGGGGATCGAGGACGCGCTCTCGGCCGGCTTTGCGGATCCGGAGCTGCGATCGAGCGCGGCCGGATCCCTGCCGAACATGCTTTCGCTTTACGACCATGCAGCCGTCAGCGGCTGGCTCATTTTCAAGGACAACGATTGGGACAACCCGCAGGCCTCGGCGCAGTTCGACCGGGCCGTGCGCCGGCTCCGATCGTTCAGGAAACCGGTTCAGCCGGTCGCCATGCCCGCATCCTGGGGCAAGGACGTCAACGATGCCCTGAAGGGCGAGGAGTAGAGAAATGGACATTCTGGAAATCGACTGCGTGAGTTATGCGACGCGGGTCGGATACTCGGCGAGCTTTGAACTGCTGAACCTGTTGAACGATGAGCCGGAAGACCGCGGCGGACAACCTGCGCCCTTCCTGCCGATCGATCTGGACGGCGATGACCTCGAGGACATGGTCATCGATATGGGGACCTATGTCTGCAAGAAGGGCTGTGAAAGCGGCGAACGGATGTTTCGCTGGCTGAGCGAGAAAGAGGCCTATGACAAGCCCTGGGAGGAGACGCCGCAGGAGATCGTCCTGGCGCTCGAGACCTTCGTCTTTGTCTGCTCGAAAACCTACACGAAACTGCATTGCCTGCAGATCGGGGCCGAGAGGCGCGCGCAACGTCCAGTGCCGACGCTGGCGCCAAAGATCGAGGATACGATTTTCGAACCGATCGGTTCTATGGCCGAACTCGAGCCGCACGCGGAACAAGCGATGAAAGCCTGGGACGACAGCGCCAGGCGCGCTGCCTCAGCGAGCGGTGAGAGCGAGCCGCATGCGGCCCTGTCCCTCGGTGAGACCGTTCAGTCCGGATCCGGAGAAGGTCAGGACAACTCGGGCGATCTGCCAACGTCACCGAAAACCCCGGCGCAACGCAAAGCCAGCCGGAAGGGCAAAAAGGCATCGAAATAGCGTGATTTGGCGCTGAAAGTCACATGTGAAACGTCAACCAAACAGGCCGAAATGAGCGGATCCAAGCCGGGTGGAAAGCGTTTTCCACAGGAAAAGGGAAAGAGACGGGTTGCGGCGGTCACCGGCGCGGCTCGAGCCCGTGTCGAGATCGCCATGCATCGGTCGCACGCGACAGGATGGCCGGAGCTCGGCATGCCGTTCCAGGGTGTCCTACCGGGCGAGTGGCGAGAAAAGGGTGAGGTCGATGACACGGGCTGTCTGCCCGAGGGCTGTCCCGTCCAGCCGCTCGGCTATGACGGCGAGCTCTACTACTTCGTCGACACGAAAGGCCAGGTGTTTTGCACCGGCGACAAGTCGATGGGCGTGGAGCGGATCCAGAAACTGTTCTCCCGCCATGAACAATTCCTTTGTTGGGCCTGGCCGGCGCGCAACAAGAAGGGGCAGGTGGTCGGCTTCAAGGCAGAAGAAGTCCGCCGGGACATCTATGCGGCGGCCGACACGAAAGGTCCGTGGAGCCCGAGCGAGCTGGTTCGCGGCCGCGGCGCCTGGATCTCGACCGAGGGCAACCTGGTCCTTCATACCGGCGAATATCTCTGGATCGATGGCAAGCTGGAAGACACCGGCGAAGTCGGTGCGCATTTTTATGTCCGCCGGCCGGGTGGCCTGGTGCCCTGGGATCAGCCCGTGCCGCATGAGGACAATCCGGCGATGGAGCTTTTCCGCCTGCTGCGCACCTGGAACATGGAGCGGGATCAAACCGATGCAATGCTGCTGATCGGTTGGGTCGGTGTCGCCATGCTCGGCGCTGCGCTCGACTGGCGGCCATCGACCTTCATCGTCGGCGAGGCAGGCACGGGCAAATCCGAGCTGATCAAACTGTTAAAGGAAGTCCTCGGCCGGGGCATGGTTTCGACCACGAACGCCACCGAGGCCGGTCTCTATCAATATGTCGGGCACGACAGTTTGCCGATCTGGATCGACGAGATGGAAGGCGACGACAATCAGGACCAGGCCAAGAAGGTTCTGAAGATGGCGCGCGATGCCGCGTCCGGATCAATCCGGATCCGCGGCGGGGCTGATCACAAGGGCGTTGAATTCCAGGCGCGATCGGCCTTTGGCTTCTCCGGCATCACGCCGCCGCCGATCCCGCCGGCAAACCTGACCAGGCTCGCAATCATCCAGTTGCGGCCGCTACTGTCCGTCGACGGCATCGTACCCAAACTCAAAGAGCCGGAAACGACCGGCGCCAGGCTGTTGCGCCGCCTGGTTGATCAGTGGGACGTCTTTCCATCCATTTACGAGACGTATCGCACGGTGCTGCGCGATGCGGGGCACAATGCCCGCGGCCAGAATACGTTCGGAACCTTCCTTGCCTGCGCGCATCTGCTTCTCGGCGATGACGGGCTCGAGGAGCTCGAGCTGCCCTCCTTTGAAAACCTGCAGGCCTGGGGCGAGGCGCTGGCGGCCGACATAGTGCCCGAGCTGCAGGACAGCGAGCCGAGCTGGTTGGAATGCCTAAAATACATCCTGGGCTCGCCAATCGACAATTATTCTCACGGATCCCGCCAGACCGTGGCGCAGGTGCTCGAGCAGCTGAAAGAGGGCAACATAAGCCTGGAAGCTGCTCGCGAACGTCTCGGCCTGGCTGATCTCGCGCTGGTTGAGAAGGGCTGGATCGGGGATGGCTACGGCCTGGCTATCCCGAACAAGAGCCGAACGATCGGCAAGATGCTTGGCGATACAAAGTTTTCCGATCGCAGCGGCAACGGCTCCTGGTCCTGGGCATTGCGCCAGGGACCGCCGGAGATCGTGCACAAGGCGATCAAGAAGAAGAACCCGAAAACCGGCGGCGAGAAACTCGACAATCGCTTTACGGTCGCCGGCCAGCAGCAGCGCTGCACGTTCATCTCGCTTCACGATTTCATGAAACACGAAGGCTGATCATGATCCGGACCCGGCTCAGACCGGGCGGCCGAGCGCCGCCCTTGCCCCCAGAACCACCTCAAAATGAGGTCGAAACGAAATCCCCGACCCTTGGCCCTGCAGGGAACAGACCGGTTGACCGGCCTGATCGGGGCTTATCGTCCTGTTGAAGCGGTGAGACCAGACACTCCGGACGAGTGAAACTGTCTAAAGTGTCTAACAGGTGTCTAGAGCTAAGTTGCTGACATGACTGCGATATTTTCACAATTAGACAGATTAGACAGTTTAGACAACAGGTTGCCTCATATACGAGTGCGCACCCGCACATACATGAGTTTATGTGTGTCTAATGTGTCTAAAGTGTCTAATTCATCATATGTAATTGATATCGTTGAGTTTCTTCTTAGACACTTCGCCAGACAGTCACTAGACAGCCGCAGCAATAAAATATTCGAGGAGCGGTGCTGATGGCGGATGGTGATCTGTTTGAGGACGATGAATACGGGGCGGATCCGTTCGCCGATGCCGGCGACGCGCTGGCGCGACATCGGCCGGATGAAACGGAGCTCAACGGCAAGAAGCGACCAGGCCGGCCGAAAGGTGCGTTGAACCGCAAGACCAAGGACTTTGAGAAGTTCTACCAGGCGAAGGGTTTCCGGGATCCGCTGGTCGCGATGGCTCAGTGGCTGACATCGGATCCGGTCCAGCTGCAGGCCTGGTTCCAGGATCACGAACGATCGGTGACGCGGTCGGGCAAGAAGAAAGTCCGGCCAATGCCGAGCCTGCTCGAGATCATCAAGGAACAGCACGCAGTTGCGAGCGTCCTGGCTCCCTATCTCCACGGCAAGAAGCCGGTCGAGATCGCGATCATCGACGAGCGGTTGCCGCACCTGGTCATCGACCTGGGCACGAACCAGCTCGAGGAGGGTGAGGCGATCGCCGGCCGCAAGGCTTTGAGCCTGGGATCCACGATCGATGCCACGCATAACGAAAACAAGGACTTAGAGGAGAGCGGCGAGTGATCTCACATGACAGCATCTCACACGGCGCAGCCAAGCACTTGAAATCACGAGCGAAACCGGCGCTTGAGCAACACATTGAAAATCAGTTGCTCTTAAGGGGGATCCGGTCAATTTGCGGCGCGAGTGGTCCAGGTATGCGGCGCCCTGGTCACCGTGGTGCCGGCGGCCTGGTCAATCGGCCCGCGGGGCGGAAACGGGGCTTTCCCGGGAAGGGGGGGCAGGCCCTGCAAGAGGGGGAGCGTTCTCACACCGATCCCATTTTTTGCAATCTGCCTTACGGGAGTACCTATCGGTACGCCGGGAGCGGTTCGGCTCGGCCCTGGGGTCAGGGGTGTGGGTATGAGTGAGCATGTCTCCGACATTGTTGGTCAGAAGGAATTTCGGACCTATTCCGACGAGCAACTTCGAAAGAAGATCCTCGAGCTCGACATTCACGGCGATTTCGACCCGGTGCGCTATGTGCCGCCCGGGCCCATTGCACAGGCCTTCATTCGGGATCTCACCAAGACGGGGGTTATCATGGGGCCCCTGGGTGGGGGGAAGACGACGGCCTGTGCCTTCAAGCGGATCTATGCCGCGACCCTCGCGCCGATCTGCAAGCATCCCGTCGACGGCAAGCCGACGCGCATGTGCCGCTGGATCGTCTTGCGTGACACGTTCCGCTCCGCCGAAAAAACCGTCCTGGAGAGTTGGAAACAATGGTTCCCGAAGGGATATCCGGGCTCAACCTGGACCGGCGGCAACGACCGGCCGGTGACGCATACGCTGCGTTTCATGGGGAAAGACGGGATCCGGCTCGAGGCGATCACTGAATTTGCAGGCCTCAACGAGAACGATATCGAAACGCTCATGAAGGGGCGGGAGTATTCCGGCGTCTGGCTGAACGAGCTCGATACACACGCACCTGGTGCGCTTGACGATGCCGAGCAACGCGTCGGCCGCTATCCCATGAAGACACTCATGCTGGATGCGGACGCGCCAAGGCGCGGCTTTGTTATTGGTGATATGAACGCGCCAACCTTAGACAACTGGACGTATGAGGTTCTCGTCATAAATCGAGGTCCGGATCGCGCGTTCCATCAGCAGCCGAGCGGGAGCTCGGCTGATGCGGAAAACCGGTTCAACCTGGAGGCCGATTACTACGACCGCATTATCCGGAACCAGGAAAAGCACTTTGTGCGCCGGATGGTCGAAAACAAATTCGGCTATAGCCGCGCCGGCAAGCCGGTCTATGAGGGTTTCGATCGGGAAATTCACGTTGCCAGGTCCGAGATCGGGTTCGTGCCAGGTCTCGAGCTCGTGATCGGCGTCGATACGTCGACCAATTCACTCAATCCTGCGGCCGTTTTCAAGCAGGTGCTGCCTCCCGGGCGGATTGCCGCGATCGATGAGCTTTATCTCGGTCATGGTGTCGGATCCGCCCGTTTCGGTGAAGCTTTGAAGCTGCGCATTGAGGAACGCTATTCGGAAGCGACAACGATCCGGATCTTTATCGACCCTGCAGCCGAACATGGCGGCGACAGGGAAGGCGGTCAGCTGGCGGCGATGGAAATCATCGCCATGATCACCGGCCTGCCGGTGCTTATCCCCGCAAATGGCAGTAACGAGCTCGGACTGCGCCTCGATGCGGTTAAAGGCGAACTTCGCGGTTATCTGGAGCCGGAAACAACGCAGCTGATCTGCCCGGTGCGCTGCCCGCTTCTGATCCGCGCCATGGAAGGCAAATATCGCTACAAGAAAAAGCCGGCGACAGCTTCTTTTGAATATGAGGAAAAGCCGGAAAAGACGCATCCGGAGAGCGATATCTGCGATGCGGACCAATACGGCACGCTCGGGATCCGCGGTCGTGTTGGATCCTTGCGTGGCGCTGCCGGCCTGGACAAGCTTCCTGGTCAAGCCGGCCCTTCGGGATGGCGTGGCCAGGGCAATGGCGGATCCGGCGGAAGTTTCGACGTCCACAAGGTGGGATGCTGATGCTTGGGATCGAAACGCCGGCAACCCTTGTTGATATGGCCGAGCTTTCCGGCGCGATGTCGCGGGTTCATTGGGCGATCGTCCGGGAAATGTGGCGCGGTGGCGATACCTGGGCGATTCGCGTTGATGGCGACCTGGTCGCCCTGATCGGTCTCTATCCGGTCATCGGTGAGGCCTGGGAAGCCTGGTTCAATGTCACGCCGCGGATCGGCGGGCATCTGCCGGAGTTGCTGAGTGCAATGCGGTTGACGGTTCAAGCCGGCAAGTATCGTGAAATCGTTACCGTTTGCACCACGCGCGCCGGCAAAGTGATGGCGCGCCGCATGGGTTTTTCGTTTGCGGAACCCTGCGACTTTGGGGAGATCTGGAAATGGCGTCAATTCTCGGCGGTGGAAAGCGCGACAATAGCGGCACCGAACTCGCCAAAAAGAACGCAGAAGAACAGCAGCGACGCAGCCTAGCAGCGCTTGCGGCCAGCCAGGCGGAAAGCGATCAGGGATCCTCAAATCCTGGTGGTGGCAAAAAACGTGGCCGGCAAATGCTGACTTTCCTCTCCGGATCCGGCCAGGAGACACTCGGCTAAATGGCAAAAAAACCCGTCATCAAGCCGGGAACGCAGCCCAAAAGAAACCCGGAAATGCCGTCCGTCATCAAGGCACTCAAGGCACGGCGGAACAATGCGCAGCGCGAACGGGATACATTTCAGCCGCTGCTCGACGAGGCCTATCAATACGCGATCCCTTTCCGAAAAGGCGTCTCGAAAACCGGCAAGGGCGAGAAGCGCGTCAATGACGTATTCGATCATACGGCGATCGACAGCGCATTTCGTTTTGCCGGCAAGGTCCAGCAAGATCTCTGGCCGGCCGGTCAGGAGAATTTCAAGCTTGAGCCCGGGCCGATCGTCCTGAACCAGAGCGAGCGCGACGAAATGTCGAAACAGCTCGAACCGATCGGCCAGGTGCTGCAGGCATTTTTCGAGGACGGCGATTGGGATATGGCGTTCCATGAAATGGCGCTCGATCTGAGTGCCGGTAATGGAGCCATCCTGCTCAATCCCGCGGATCCGAAAGAGCTGGACAAGCTCTGGGATCCGATTTCGGTTCCAATCGAAGAACTGCTGATCGAGAACGGGGCGAAAAACAAGGTCTCGGCGATTTTCTGGAAACGGAAAATGTCGGTTCGGGAATTGTCGGAAACCTGGTCCGAGGGTGAATTCGGTGAGAACCTGAAAAAACTGCTGAAGGAAAAGCCGGAAAAAGAAATCGACGTCAATGTCGATACGGTCTGGGATCCCAAATCCCGCCGATGGAAAATGACGGTCTGGTGCAATCAGCAGAATTCACCGGTTTATGAGAACGAGAGCCGAACCTGTCCCTGGCTCTTTGCCCGGTATTTCCGCGTGCCAGGCGAAGCGTATGGCCGCGGGCCCGTCATGCTGGCCATGCCGACGATCAAGACGCTGAATACGGCGGCACGGCTGCAGCTGCAGGCGGCGGCGATCGCCATGCTCGGGATTTATACGGCCGTCGATGATGGTGTGTTCAATCCTTCTCTGGCGCCGCTCAATCCCGGCGCTTTCTGGAAGGTTGCGAGCAATGGCGGCGCGCGTGGGGCATCGGTCCAAAGGTTTCCGGATCCGCGGCTCGATCTCTCTAATCTGGTCCTCAATGACATGCGCATGGGCGTGAAGGCGACCATGATGGATCAGAGCCTGCCGGCGGATGGCGCCGCGGTGCGATCCGCAACTGAAATCATGGAACGGGTCAAGCGCCTGGCGTCTGATCACCTCGGCGCCTATGGCCGCCTGGTCAAGGAAATCGTCATTCCGGCGGTGAAGCGCGCCATGGAGCTCGCTTACAATCGCGGGCTTATCCAGGCCGAGATCCCGATCGATCAGCTGCTGGTGCGTGTGCGGGTGAAAAGTCCGCTGGCGATCGCCCGGGAAGCGCAGCGGATCGAAAAAATCATTCAGTGGCTGCAGATGGTGATCTCGATCGCCGGCGCAGTCGGTCAACCTGGCTTCATCCAGCGTATCGCAAAGATTGAAGAAGCACTGACGGAAATCGGCCGCGAGCTCGGCGTGCCGGAACGCTTTGTCGTGACCAAAAAAGAACGGGACGACATGGACACGGACGCTGCCGAGGCGGCGGCGACAGTGGCCGTCGCAGCTGCGGCGCTCGAGGCAGAAACGGGGACAGCACAGTGATTGACGTTCAGGATCTGGTGAGCTCGGCAAGCGCCGGCGGATGGGATTGGTTCGGCGGCGTGGACGAAAAAGTCCAGGAAGCGCTCAACCTGGATCAAAAGAAGTCGAATGAGGACCAGGCGGCTATCGCAACGGCGTGGGCTGATTTTGCAGCGACGCCAGGCGGTCAAAAGGCATTGCAGCAGCTGTTCGACAATACGCTTCTGCGCACGGTTTTCTTTGTTTCTCTTGGCCTCGATCCTCAGTCGATGGCCACTTATGGCGCGTTCCGCGAGGGTCAAAACTCGGTCGCGCACCTTATCGCCAGGCTTATCGCGGAAGGCCGCGGCGAAACCACAAAACCGAGAGACGTCTAATGTGGGTTTTTGAAAAATTCCGACCGGTGTTTGCACCGGAAGGGGGTCTTGCCGGCGCAGCAGCTGCGGGCGGCGGAGATGGTGGAGATGCCGGCGGCGGTGCCGGTGGTGGAACCGGAGAAGGTGATGCCTGGAGTCCGCCGGAAGGCATCCCGGCGGACTATGTCGGCACGACGGCCGATGAAACGCTGGCCAAACTGCTACCGGCGTACACCGACGCAAACACCCGAATGACCGGTTTGCGTGACAAACTGGCGAAAATGCCGGCCGCTCCTGAAACAGCCGATGCCTATACGCTGGATCCGGGTGAGAAACTGGCGCCGTTTTTCGGCGATCTCAAGGATAATCCGGCCTGGAACCATGCGCGCCAGGCCGCGCACAAACACGGAATGAGCCAGGATCAGCTCCAGGGCTTCATTTCGGATGTTTATGGACCGATGTTCGACGAGGGGCTTCTGCCGACGCCTTATGACGCGGCGGGCGAGATTAAGTCTTTCATGTCCGCCAGCGGTCTCGATCGCACCGCAACACAATCTGCCCTCCAGGCAACAGAAGCGTTTGCGACCGGATTGTCCAAACAGCTCAAAGACGTTCCGGAGGCCATGAAAACAGAGGTTGAGGCGCAACTCGTCTCTCTCACCGACACGGCCGCCGGCAATTTCCTCCTGCAGGCTCTTTCCGGACGGCTTTCCGAGAATGGGATCAAGATCGGCGGCGAAGGTGGTAATTCAGGAACTCTCACGGCCGAGGACGTCAAGGTGCTGCATTCGGATCCGCGTATCGATCCGCGCAATCGCAACCATTCGGATCCGGACAAGCGGTATGATGAGGATCTGCGCAAGCGCTACGATGAGGCCTGCAATCGAGTGTTATGAAGGTCTGCTTGCTGTATTGCTGCCTTGTTTGACTATGTCGGCAATCGAAGGGGGGGATACATCCTCCCCATGGCTCCCAGGGAGTGGGCGAAACAAGGCAGTTAAGATGATTGCCCGATCGTGTGGATCCATGGCTCCTTCTTGTGAAACCAACTTCACATAGGTTTCAGCCATAACTTTTCGAATTTCTGCATCATCCGCAAGTGTCATGTTTTGAACTGCAAATCGACTGACGAGACGCAGTATCCAGGCCACCCCCAGAACTGGAATTAGCAGTAACAAAACGCCACCAAATACATGGTTCGCAAATAGCTGGTCTAGATCTTTGATTTGGTTAAAAAGACTTGTCCAGTAAAATACAGGAACACCAATAGAAAAAACAACAACCGCAATAAAAATCAAGCTCGAAATGTAATAAGCCTTCTTATGAGATTCGGACTTTTTTTTCCATAAATCATGTGCGTTTTCGACAACCAAGGTGGCGCCTACTTCTTTTCTATGTTTGGCTATTTGCTCTTTGGCAAAATTTATTTGTTTTTCTGTTTCAATTTTCAGAGTATTGGTATTTTCTTCTGTGAATTTGAAGACAAGCTCTTCTATTTTGTCTTGGGACCTTTTATTGAATTTTTCTAGAGTCTCCCGTTCTTTTTGTTGAATAACACTTTCTACTCTAGATTTCGTAATATTTAGAGTATTCCTAATAATGCTATATTTTTCATATGCATCAAATATTGCCTCATTGAAGTTTTCCTCCACCGAACTAAGACTAAGTTGCCCCCATGAGCATTCATACAAGCTGGCAGCAATAATATTTATCGTTGTTGAGCCGGCCCTGTTTTCACCCATTGCTATGAATTTCTTATTCAGTTCATCTAATGCCTCATCAGTGGGACGAACAAAAAAGCTCTGGCTCAATAATATATGTATGCCGGTGTCTAAGTTATCGTAATCAACGTAAAAGGCGGATTCTTTCTTTACGAATTTAATGATGATCTTGAACAATTCATATCCACGAATTGTGGATTCGGGCATATTTTCATGTTCTATGCCTAGTTTTTCTTTGTGCTCTTCAAAGAAAAAAATGATTTCATTTATTAAATTAGCAACTTGTGGGTACATCAAATAGTCTCTCAACTTTTTGTCTTGTTATTAGCACCTCCCATGTCGGTTGACCATATGTACCGCCGCTTAGCCTTTTTGGTGCCAAGGGCGGACCTGCAAGCAGCGCGGCCTCTCCGGATCCCGGACCTGCGCGTGTCGAGTGGCCTCTCCAGTCCCGGTGTTTTCACGTCAATCAACATCGAGGTAATCACGATGTCCGCACAGGCACCAGAGTGGTTCCGGACGCAGTATCCGGCCCGAGCCATGCACATTTACCAGGAGCGGGGCAACCGTCTCCGTCCAACCGTCACGCCGGCCGTTCGGTTCGAGGGATCGAGCAAGGCCATCTTCTATCTCGCCGGCAAAATGAAGGCGAAGAAGAAAACCCGCAACGAACGTAACACCCCTTCCGGTTCGGCCCGCAAGAAGTTCGAGGTCGATCTTTACACCTGGACTGCCTTCGACGAAGTTGAAGAGTGGGATATGGACCGCATGTCGGTCGACGAGCGGGAAATCGTCTTTGAAAGCGGCGCCATGGCGCTCGGCCGGGCAACCGATATCGAGGTTTACCAGGTCATGGCGGCAGCACAGGCGGCCGTTCCTGCCGATCTCGACTTTTCCGCCAGCAACTTTAATGCCGCGCACGCAATGACGCTCTGCAAGGCATTGCAACAGGACAAGGTTCCCTGGGACGGCAATGTCTATTGCGGTCTGCCGGCGCTACAGTGGAACCAGTTTCTCGGCAACAAAGTGGTGAACAGCTCCGATCACGTCGGAACCGATGTTCCGTTCGTGAAAGCAACTGACACCCGGTTCTGGAACGGCGTCAACTGGTTCCTGTTTGAAGAAGAAGAGGCGCAGGATCTTTATCCGGTGCCTGGTCTCAACCAGCAGGATCTTTTCATCTGGCACAAGTCTGCAATGGGGTGGGGTTCCCATACCGATCTGCAGATGCGCGAGCAGTGGGACAACCGCGCCGACGTCTGGACCATCAACCTGAAAGCGAAGGGCGCCGCCAAAGAGCTTCAGGAAGGCAAGGGCATCAAGCGTTTCCGCACGAAGTCGGACGGCACGATCGCAATCGTCTAACGACCACGTCGCCGGCGTTTCGCCGCCGGCGTTTTCATCTCACAATCAGGATCAAGCTCATGGCCTTTGATGCAGACGGTTTCTACACCATCAGTCATATCGGCACTGTGGACCCGGCAACACCGGGCACGATGCGCAACTTTCATGGCTACGTCACCAATGATGACGCGGCTGCCGTCGAAACTGGAAACTACTTCCTGTCGATCTACGACCGACTGAAAGTCGGCGACCAGGTCCATTGTTCGCTCGACATGGATGGAACGCCGGCAGGCAAGTCGTTCATCGTCTCCGTTGCGAATGCGACGACGGTCACGATCGCTGCGTTTTCCTAAGCGCCGGTTTCCAACCGTCGCTCTGGAAGCCAGCCGCGCAGGTTTTCGGTCCTGCGCGGCTGAACCCAAGAGGCTCTCATGTCGACCAATCTTGACGCGCTTGATATCGTCAATTCAGCCTGCGCCGAGATCGGCGCGGATCCGCTCCAGGATCTTGAAGAGGAAACGATCGGCGGCGAGGCGGCCGCGCTCGTTTACGCCAGCGTTGTCGATTTCAATCTCAGCATCGAGCCTTTCGAATTCAAATTCGAGATCCGCGCGCTTTCACAGGTCGCGGACGCAACGCCGCTGAGCGGTTATACATATCTGTTTGATATTCCCGGGCCGCGGCTCGGGCCGCCGCGCTGGCTGTCCCATGATCTGACGGATTCCGACTGCAACTATACGCAATACCGGCTGATCAAAGGCCAGGTTCACGCGATGGATGAGCAGTTGTTTGCGTCCGTGCCGTTTCGGCCGGATCCAATCAATTGGGAGCCGGCATTTCGAAAGGCGACGATCACGGCTCTCGCCGCGCACCTGGCAACCGCACTTGCGAGCGACGTCAAGACCCGCGATCGGTTGCTGTTGCAGGCCTATGGAACGCCGCAGGAACAGAACCGCGGCGGCGAGATGCGCAACGCGATCCAGAACAATGCGCAGGTGACGCCACCGGTTACTGCCGGTTGGGACAACAACCCTCTCACTAAATCCTGGTTATCATAATGGTTGCGCGCCCGGGACGCCTGCAGTCCGCTTTTACGGCCGGCGAGCTCGATCCGCATCTGCACGAGCGGACGCAGCTTAAATATTTCCAGACCGGTGCTGATCACATGGAAAATGTGGTCGCGATCCCGCAAGGCGGTTTCGGACTGCGCGGCGGCCTGGTCGATATCGGTGCGGTGAACGCCGGGGCCGAGCGTCTGTTCGGGTTCAAGGCCTCGGACGGCTCAGCCTATGACCTGATTTTCTCTCCCGGCAACATGGAGGCCTGGGACGCGACGCAAAAGCTGCAGGACCTGGCGATCGGTGGTCTGACGGCTGGCATGCTTTCGGAATTGAACGACGCGCAGCAGCTCGACACGATGTTGCTCTTTCATGAGGACCTGCAGCCGCAGCGACTGAAACATGGCGGACCCTCGAGCTGGTCGCTAGACGTTGCGCCGCTGACGGATCTTCCGAGTTATGATTATGGCGGCCCGATCGGCGGCGGATCCTACACCAACGGCGTTGCGGCCGTCTGGCGGCTCGAGTTTGTTGGCCTGACAGGTGGCTCGAGCATTTTCGTCCTGACGGTGAGCCAGGAAGAAACGGTTTCGATCACCTATGACGGCAACATGACCGCGCTCGCATCCGCGATCCAGACGGCGATCCTGGATCTTCCGAATGTCGAGCCCGGGATCACGGTCACAAGCGCCGGCGGCACGAAACTCAACATCACCTTTTCCGGTACCGGAAACGAAGGCGACGGTTGGGCGGTCTCCGGCAACGTCATCAACAAGGCTGACGCTGCAATCCTGGCAGCAAAAACGACGATCGGGGTTGCGCCAGGCGAGGACGTGATCTCTGCAGATCGAGGCTGGCCGCGGTGCGGCTTGTTCTATAGCCAGCGGCTCCTGGTCGGTGGTTTCAAGAGCCTGCCGAATGCCTGGATGTTTTCGCTCCAGGGCGGATACTTCAATTTCGACGAGCGGTTTTCGGCGGCAAACGGTCCGGCCCTTGTGCCGATGGACGTTGAAGGCGGTGAAGTTGTCCTGCAAATGGTGAATTCGCGCAACCTGGCGATCTTCACCAGCAACGGGGAATACTGGATTGCCGAACGAGGGCTCGATCGCACCGAACCGCCGAACCACGTCCAGGCGGGCGAGCGCGGCGTCAAGCCTGGCGTGAAAGTCGTCAAGAACGAGGGCGCTCTCAACTTCATTTCAAGTACCGGATCCGTTGTCGGGGAATTTCGCTACACCGATGCCGAGGGAAATTTCATCTCGCGCGATATATCTCTGCTCGGTGCGCACCTGATCATCGATGTCAAGGACCAGGCGATGCGCCGCGCCGAGAAATCGACCAGCGGCAACCTGAATGGAATTGTCCTGGATGACGGCCAGGCGCGACTTGCAACCTTGTTGCGCGAGCAGGACGTCACGGCCCTGGCGCGGATGACATCGAATGGTGGATTGTTCAAGGCAGTCTCGGTCAACGGCCGCAACGAAATGAGTTACCTGGTCGAACGTCCTGCCGGCAGGCGCCTGGAGCGGCTGACAACCGGCTATCTTCTCGACGAGGCGTTTCTGTTCGATTTTCCATCGCCAGAAACATCTATCACCGGGCTTTCCCGTTTCGAGGGGCGGGAGGTCTGGGTCATCGGCGATGACAATGTGCTCGGGCCCTACAACGTCGCCGGCGGATCCCTGACGCTCGATTACCCGGTGTCGACCGGTTATGTCGGCACCTGGTCGCAGCCAAAGGTCACGACGCTGTCGCCGCCGCGCGAGGTCAGTGCGAATGTAGTCGTCAAGCGCAAGGCGCGGATCCACTCGGCCAAGATCTCCCTGCTCGATACGACCTCGATCGCGCTCGGCATCAATGACGGTCCGTTGAAAGAGGTCGCGCTGCAGCGTTTCGGTCTGACGGCCGACGTTCCGGAGTTGCAGCAAGGCGTCACCGAAACGATCACTGTGCGCGGTCTCACCGGTTTCCACGACGAACCAAAGCTTACAATCTCACAATTGCGTCCGGGAAAACTGACGGTGCGATCCGTGACGATCGAGGCCGCACTCTAGGAGAGGTTCATGCAGGTAGCATTTGCGGCGTTGGGAAGTTTGTTCGGTGGTGGCGGTGCAGCGGCCGGAGCCGGCACAGCTGCAGCCGGTACCGCAGCCGCGGCCGGCGGGTTCGGTTCAACGGCCCTAACGGTTCTGCAAGGTGTGACGGCGACGATCAGCGCGCTCGGCCAGATCGGCGCCGGCAATGCCGCGGCGCAGGCCTCGGAAGACGAAGCGATCCGGGCAGACCTGCAGGCCGGCCAGGAGAAGGTCGATGCGACTAATCAGCAAACGCAGATGAAACAGGAGCTGATGCGGATCCTCGGCGAAAACGAAGTTGCCGCGGCAAACGCCGGCATCGACATTTCCGCCGGCATCGCACAACAGGCAAATTCTGCGACCAAGCGGGATGCGCAAACCAATCTGACAGTGAGCCGAAACGATCAGGAATTCCAAAGTGCGCTTTTCCGGCTCCGGGCCAAAGGACTAAGGCGCAAGGCAGACAGCCAGCGGCAGGCCGGTTTGCTGAATGCCTTCGGCACGGCAGCCGGTTTCGGCATCGATCTTTTCGAGCGGGGTTAACATGGCCAATCGTCAGAGCCGGGATCCTGGTACGTTCCGCAATGTTCAAAGCACGGCGCGGGTCGGTGGGGTGCCGTCTTTTGCGGTCGACACCGGCGATGCGTCTCGCGCGCTGGCAAATGTTGCCGGATCCTTGTCCGGTCGTTTGAAGGGTCTCGCCGACAAAGCCGGTATCCGCGAGGCCGAGCTCGCCGGTCTTTCTGCAGGTGAGCGCGGCGCGGTTTCATATCTGCAGGCGCGTTCAGCCGAACAGGCCGCGCCGACAGGTGCCGGCGGCCGGCCGTCGCGCGGCCAGGTCAACGCGCCGGCGGAAATCCGAAACGAGATCGTCGCGGCTGCACAACGCCACGGCATGGATCCGGCAAAGCTGATGAAAATCGCCGAGCTGGAAAGCAGCTTCAATCCTGGCGCAAAAAACAAGCGCTCGAGCGCCGGCGGCCTGTTCCAGTTCATCGACGGTACCGCGGCCGATTACGGTCTCAAGAACCGATTTGATCCGGCCGAGGCGTCCGATGCCGGCGCCAGGCTGATGCGCGACAACCGTGCACACCTGGTCAAGGTGCTCGGCCGTGAGCCGACTGTCGGCGAGCTCTACCTGGCACACCAGCAAGGCCGCGGCGGTGCCGCCAAGCTGCTCGCCAATCCGGATGCAAAAGCGGTCGATATCGTCGGCGTAGATGCCGTCATCCTGAACGGTGGCAAAAAGTCCTGGACCGCGGCACAGTTTGCCGGACTGTGGCTGAGAAAGGCCGGCGATACGCCAGGCGAAGTTCGTTCCGGACTTCCGGAATTGAACACGCAGCCGCTTGCATTGCGCCGCGATGGGTCAATGAGCGGCGACGCCTTCGATCGGGCGGCCATGCGCTCCTACACCTGGCGCATGTCGGAAGGCCTTTCGACCGATCTGGCGAATGCCTACCAGGATTTCGGCGACGATCCGACGGCGTTTGCCGATCGGATGGATGAGATCCAGGCGAACTATCTGCAGGATCCGAACATGCGGGATCCGGAGATTCGCGAGGCCTTCCAAAAGAATTTTTCGCGCCAGTCTCGCGGCTATCGGATGAAAGTTGCCAGTCAGCAGGAAACTCTCCTGCGGCAGGAGGAGGTCGCCGCGGCCGAGGGGGCGATCGACGCGCGCGAGCGGGATCTCGAGCGCCAGGCGCATGCGCTCGGCGCCAATGGCGACGGCGATCAGATCCTGGTCGAACATCTGCAGCAATCGCAACAGATGGTCGATGCTGCCGTCGAGGCCGGTACACTGTCTCCGCTCCAGGGCCAGCGGAAAAAGGAAAAACTGGCCAAGGTCGCAACGCGCGGCCGGGTCCAGGGCGTTTTCGATGCGCTCGAGACGCCGGCGCAAAAAGAGCAATTTGCGCTCTCCCTGCTGGAAGACTGGCAGGCCGGAGAAGGACCGCTTGCGCAACTTGATTATGCGACGGTCAAGTCGTTGTCTCAGTCTCTTTATCGGGATGCCAGAGCACTCGGCAACAAACAGGACGCCGATGCGCGGCTGCAGAAGGGTAAGTTGAAGGATCTCCTGCAGGACGATATTGCATCGATCGAAAAAACCGGCCGGCCGCTCGACCTGGAGGCCGCCGGCTTCAGCGAGGAAGCGATCGCGGCGAGCCTGACACCGGAAGAAAACCAGGCCTGGCAGGACAGCCGGGAGATTGCCGGCGAGATCTATGATGCGGTTGCCGACATGGGCATGTTGCCGGCCGATGACATCGAGGCGCGGCTTGACGGGCTCGAGCCGGAACCAGGTGCGCCCGGGTTCCGTGATCAGGAGGGGATCCTGGCGGCCGCCGAGAAAAAGGCGAAAGAGGTCCTGACGCTTCGTTCGAAGGATCCGGCGCGTGCGGTGGAAGAAACATTCGACCAGGTCGCCGAGCTCGCCGAGCTTGCGGATCCGGAAAACCCGGAAACCATGATCGCCCTGGTGAATGGGCGCCTGGATGCGCAGCGCGCGCTCGACATTCCGGAGCTCGGTCAAATGCCGTTGACACTTGTCGAGGCAACCGATCTGGCGCGCGCGATCATGTCGGGCGATGCAAAGGGGCAGGCGGACGCGACCAGGGAGCTCGTCGGCCAGGTCCAGGGCGCATATGGTCCGCATGCCGGCAAGGTTCTGACGCAGGTCCTGCAGGTCCGCGGCGTCGATCGGGAACTCGCCGATTATGGATCCGCGCTGTTTATCAAGCTGGCGCGGCAGGAACGGCCGTCTGCAGGCGAGTTGCGCCAGGCCGGCGTCAATCAGGAGATCGGCGCGGCCGAGGCCTCATTTAATTCCGGCGTAACCCCCGGAACGCAGCCGGTTCCCTCCTATGAGGCTATTCAGCTTTTGATCGCGCAGCCGGAGCTCGCGCCGCAATTCGACGAAAAATACGGCAAAGGCTATGCCGCGCGGCTCCTGGATGGACAGCTCGAGGATCCGCATCGCCGCAAGGTCGAGGGCGGAGTCGAATTCGTTGACGAAACAGGCGAGGGTTTCATTCCTGATGAGTAATATTTTCGATCAGTTCGACGACGGCGAAGCCTTGCAGCCAGGCGCAGCGCCCGGGCTCGGCGAACGGTTTCAGAAAAACTTCGATGCCGGTCAACGGCAGAACACGATCCTGGGCAGCGTCAAGGATGCGTCGACCGAGAGCCGGCGCGACGATCGCCGGCGGTTCGACGAGGCGCTTGAGGCCATGCCGGAATGGCAAGGGCTCGGCGAGGGGGCTGTTGCGCTTGGCGGTCAGATCGCCGGCACGGCCGCCAGCGTTGAAAATTTCGTACCGATCGGTTTGGGTGCGCGGATCCTCGCATCGAGCAAGGCGGCTGTCACCGGGCTGTGGGCCCGCGTTTTTGCCGGAGCCGTCGATAGTGCCGCGGTCAACGCGGTTTCTGATGCTGCGATCCAGGGCATCGAGATCGAGGCAGGGCATCGCGAAGATTTCGACCCGGTTCAATATGGTGCCAGTGTCTTGCTTGGCGCCGGCATCGGTGGCGCCGGCGGTGCGGTTGCCCATGGTGGCGGCAAGCTCCTCAAAAAAGGTGAGGGCGCTCCGGATCCGAAACAGGCGCCGGATCCAAAAGAGGCAGCGGAACCAAAGGAGGCGGCGGCGGCCGAACCGAAAGAAGATGCTCCGGCAACTTCGGATCCGGAGCCTTCAGCAAAACCGGAACCTGCAGCGAAGCCAGAGGAACCGGCGCCGGCGGCCAAGCCAGACGAGGCGATCGCGGCCAGGCGTCTGGGCGATGATCTGTCCGAACGCGGCATCGAGGCGCGCGAAGTTCTGTCCAGGGAAGCTCCGGACGCGCCGGCAGTTAAGGAGCCGGCCGCCAAGCCGGAAGCTGCGCCGGCGCCGAAAGAATTACCTGCAGTCAAAACGTCCTCGGCCGCGGCCGAGTTTCTCGACGTTCAGACCGTTTCCCGGTCCGATGTTATCCAACAGGGGACAAAGGAACGTCCGCGGGCAGGGAAGGCAGCAAAGGAAGGCGAGACCGTTGAACCGGTTGCGCGCGTTCGAGAGGCGGCCGAGGCGCTTGCCAAGGCGCTCGAGATCCCGTCGACCAGGCAGGGACGGATCCGCGGCCGCAGCCAGGTCCTTGGCCAGTACAATACCAAGGCCGGCGGCGTCCGGGTTCGATCGCTCGATGACTTCGACACGCTCAGCCATGAATACGGGCATCACCTGGACAACAAGATCCCCGAGGTGAAACAGTTCATCAAGCGGAATTCAAAGGTCCTGAAGCCGCTCGATTATGACGGATCCAAACAGCGCGATTTTGAAGGCTTTGCCGAATTCTTCCGGCTCTGGATCACAAACCGGCCTTATGTCGAAAAGCAGCTGCCCGAGCTCGCAGCCGAGTTTGCCGAGGTCCTGAAAAAACATCCGGATCTCATGAAGGGCATCGATGAGGCGACCGAGGCCTGGTCGAAGTTCATGGATGCGCCGAGCCAGGTGGCCGTTGCCGCGACGATCGTCTCATCGAAACAAAAGGGGTGGGTGGCATCCGCGCGCAAGGACTTCACCGACCAAGGCATCGGAGGGACAATCTCCGACGTCCTGGAGCGGGTTTACGGGTTCTTCCTGGATGATCTCAATCCGCTGCAGCGCGCCGTTTCGCATCTGAAGGATCTGCATTTCGAAAACACCGGCAAGCGGCTCGATCTGAACGTTTCTTCGGATGCCTACAAATTGGCGCGTGTGAGCCGCGGCGCCTATTCCGCCGGCCATATGGATGTAATGTACGGGGTTGCGCCGTATCGGGGTCTCAATCCGGAAAGCCCGAGCTTGCGCGATGCAATCATCGAGGCGACGGGCAAGCCAAATTCCCTTTCCGCCTGGGACGAAACGCTCGTGCGTGATTTCGGATCCTACCTGTGGAGCCGGCGCGCGATCGGCGAGTGGCAGCGCTACAAGGCCGGCGACATTCCGAACGCTCCGGACAAGCTGACCGAGGGCGACCATGTTCAAAACGTCAAGGACCTGGTCAAGTCCAATCCGCAATTTGAAGCGGCGGCCGACAAAGTCTATCGGTACAATCAGGCGCTTTGGAAAAAGAAGTATGACGCCGGCCTGATCGATCGGGCGACCTATGACGAGGGCCTGGCGATCGTCGACTATGTGCCCGGGTTACGCGATTTCTCGACCAGCAAGACCGACGAAAAGGTGCCGTCCGGAAAACAGCGCCAGGGCAAGGATCTGAAGAATGGAATTACGCGCCGCTTCAAGGGATCCAAACGAGACGTGATCAATCCGCTCGAGAGCCTGGCGGCCGATGCCTACGAGACCGCGACGACGATCGCGCGCAACGATGTATTCAAGGCCTTGCATCGTTTGTCACGGGGTGCCGGCACCGGCGGCGCCAGGATCGCCGAGGAGATCCCGGTGCGCCAGCTGCAGGCCTCCATGGTGGATCCGCTCGAGGCGGTCGAGAGCGCGGCGAAAAACGCCGGCCTCGGCAAGATGGACACAATGATGATCCGGGACGCGCTGGAAAGCGCGATCGGTGACGAGAAGGCAGCAATCTTCAGACCGGCCATGATCAGCGAGAACGGCGAGCCGATCGTGTTTTTCCGGGACGGCGGCGAGTTGAAAGCCTTGCGCCTGGCCGATGGGCAATTCGGCCGCGACATGTATGGCGCTCTCACGTCGATGAACCAGGCCGAGAAAAATTTCTGGCTCGAGCTCGTCGCCATGCCGGCGCGGGTCCTGCGTCTCGGCATCACGACGTCGCTTGACTTCATCGGCGCCAACTTTGTGCGCGACCAGGCTATGGCTGCGATCTATTACGGCCGGCCGTTGCGGCGTGTCGGCCGATCGCTCCAGGGAGCGGCCGACGATATCCTGGGAACCGAAACTGCCCGGATCTATTCCCGCTCTTACGGGATTTCCGGCGGCCAGGAAACCGCCAGTCTGTCCGCGGCCCGGGCTGAACGAGACATTTCAAAACTGAAGCGCAAGGGCTGGCTTGCGCAGCGGCTGACAAGTTTCCGCGGTGTGCTTCAGACGGCCGAGCTCGCCGAGACGGCCTCGCGGATCGGGCTGTTTCGAACCTTCAAGGATGAAGCCAAGGGGCGGGGGCTCGATGATTACGAGGCCGCGCTCGAGGCGTCCTGGCGCGCGCGTGATTATATTGACTTCGATCGGCGCGGATCCCAGATGGCGGCGATCGCCCGGGTTGTTCCGTTTCTGAACGCGGCCATGCAAGGGCTCGACAAGACCGGCCGGCACATGCTGATGCCGCTTGCCCGCAAGGCGCTCGGCCAGGCAGACGGTCCCGAAGATGCCCGGGCTATGGCCGAGGCTGTGAAGGCCTGGGCCCGCATGGGTGTCGTCGCAGCCGGATCCGCATCTCTTTATGCGCTGATGTCCGATCATGAGGATCACGACGAAATCTCGAACTACACCAGGTCGACGCACTGGACGATCAAGATGGGCGAGAAGTGGCTGGCGATCCCGAAACCGTTTGAGCTTGCGACCGTGTTCAACCTGGCCGAGGCGACATTCGAGGCGATCAAGCTCAAGGATCCGATCGCCTTCAATCGCTGGAAAGACAATCTGCATTTCTCGCTCATGCCGCCGTCGATCCTGGAAGGCAATCCGGCGATCAAGAGCTATTTCGAAGTTCGGACCAACACGAACCTATTCACCGATGCACCGATCGTTCCGGATCATCTGACTGCGCTTGAGCCGATGCTGCAATATACATCGCGCACGACTGATTTTTCCAAACAACTCGGCGAGGCCTTCAACATGTCGCCGGCCGTCATCGATCATCTGATCATGAACCATCTGGCAAGTTGGGGTCGGTCTGCGCTGTCACTTTATGACCTGGCGCAACCGGACGCACCGGTGCCTGGATGGGATGATGCGCCGATCACGCGCCGATTTATCAAGGATGCAGCGAAGGGATCCCAATCCGTCACGCAGTTCTGGGACCTAATGGCAACGCAAAGCGGCAAGTTGGAAGGAATGGCCAAAAGCTGGCAGACGCTCGGCCCGGTGGAGCGCGCTGATTTTTATGCCGCACAGGATCAAATCGGAAAAGCCTTTATCGCCTTGTCGACACACAAGGCCTCGGTGAAGCGCTTGCATCCGTTGGTCCGGAGCCGGCGCGCCGTCCAGGCAATCAACATTCTGCGCCGGGAAATGTCGGCCGGCACGCTACGTGGACCAGGCGGGGATCCGCAATCGGTTTCGCCGGCGGCCAGGTCCGCGGCCGACGATGTCCTCGGCACGCTGGCCATGGCGATCGCGCGCAACGGTTTGAAGCTGACCGGCGTCGACGGCTGGAAGCAACGCAAGGATATTGAAGAGGATGGATATTACCGTGAGCTCGAGGCGATTGATCCTGCGCTCCTGGAAACACTCGGATCCCTTTATGCGGAAAAAAAGGTCTGGTCCTTTGCCGCGATCGAGCAGGCCTGGCCGGAGCTGCAGACGCGTCTCCTGAGCGAAGGCACCGAGGCGCTGACCGTTGACCTGGTCCGCGGCGTCGAGGCCGAGGGCTTTGCGATCGCGGGTGCGATCAGGCGGCTGAAAAGGGGTAGGCCAAAGACTCAATAAAATGCGGTTTTAAGAATATTTCTTACAAATTCGACATAACAATCGTTGCGCGATCCAAAAAAAGCATCCCTCTATTAATAGATCGAAAAATAAATAGTGTTTCTTGTGGTTTTAACCTCTTCAAAGAGTATCGCTAGGTTGATAGTCTACTTGGAATGCAGTGATTGTTTCTTTAGCAGAGTCTTTACCTGCAAAGCATTGATGCGCTAAGCCACCAAACGGCATTGCTTGGGCTCTTCTAGCGCCTGAAAGTGTAATCCCATCTTTTACACCATGTGTGATTACAATTTCAACAGAATTAAGTCCTTGCCGCATCCATGGAACTAACTCAATTTTTCCGGTCGACTTAAATCCACTCTCATTGCGATATGGTATGTGTGTTACTCTTTTTCCGTTGACAAATACTGCAGCAGTTTCACGACCAGTCGCACTTATAGATCCGCCAGACACTTCATAATTTATCCAAACCTGCAAACTTTCTACTACAACAGGTTCGACGTTTTTATTTAAGCTCAATTTTTCTCCATCAATTTGTGCAAAAAATGCGGACTTTTCTTTCGAATTGAACAAGTTTATTGGGTCATCCGAGTATGTATTTAGACAACAGCCACTTAACATCGTCATGGCGACGACTACCGAACAGAATTGTGTAGACATCGGTTTCTCCAGAAAATTTCGTAGTCTAGGGAGGTACACAACCCAAAAAAAGTCAACAAATTTTTTACATGGAATAAAATTTTAGGTTGTTTTATTTGCAGAAAAGTTCAACGTTAAATTTTATTTTAAACTCAAAAGTTGATAGAATATAATGGGTACGTCAGGGAATGGATTTGCGCATTGATCGCGATCGGAGGGCAGGATGATAAATTATAAACTTATCCAAAGAAATCTGACAATAACTGCAATATTACTTTTTTTACTTAGCTCCTGCACCTCCTTAGATGAATTTGGTTATGTAGTGCAACAGTCATCTCTCAATGCAATGGGGTTATCCGATCTTACTGAGTTCCCATCTACTCAGCGAACAAATGTACTAATGGTACATGGAATGGGAGGATACGCGCGCAACGATGACGTACAATTGCCTAATGAAATTGCAAAGAGACTTGGCTTTCGCTTAAGTACCTGCAAAACTCGAGTTTATTTTGTTAGAGAAGCGTCTACAAATACAAGTAATATTTCGCGTCCTTGTACCTCGAAAACTAAGGCTATTGACCCATCAGGAAGTCAAACTGGTGATACATCTGAATTATCTTCAGTCATAGGGAGAATTAGAACTCGTGAATATATAAATAGAAGCGGAAAAAAGTTAAGTTTCTTTGTTGTTTATTGGGGTAATAGTGTAGCTGTTGAAAAGTATAAATTACGACAGATTGATGATCAAGAATGGGTGCAATCACTAAGAGTGACGCCTTATACCAAATTTGTGAAGCTTCAACTGATGGATTGGAATATTGCTGATGCTCTTTTGTATACAGGTAGTAAAAACAAACCTATAGACCGAGTAATAAACGAAGCAGTGAAGTGGGTTAATTTAGATTCTATAGGTGAAAATTACCATAACTCAATTATTTCATTTAGTTTGGGGAGTGCGATAGTGAACAATGCTTTGGTGTACTCTCAAAGAAGTGGTAACGAAGAGTTTCTGAAGCATGTTTGCAGTTTATATTTTCTTGCAAACCAGATACCTTTACTTGAACTTGGCAAAGATACTGGTAAGGTTTCGACTGCACAACGTTATCAACGTTTGAGCGAAACTATTTCTTCATCAAGAGTTGAATGCCCTAGCCCTGAAAAGCAGTGGATCGTTTCGATTAGTGATCCCAATGACGTATTGTCATACCCATTAGATCCCTTTGTTTTTTCTTCACCGTACGGATCAGACTATGCAGACATCGCTTTGTCAGTTGCCAAAATCAGGTATGGAGTTGGAAAACTTCAAATCGTGGATCCAATGCAAGCTCATCTTGGCTATGGTCAAAACGAGCTTGTTAAAAAAATACTGACATCAGGTTATGTTGAGCAGCCGATGTGACTGAAGTTCTAGAGAGATCTTCAACTTTCCACATAAATAGTTTGTATCAGGGGTAGCTGAACTAACTGCGCCAGATACAAACGCTCTCACTTTACGTATGTCGAGTTGCGGTTTACCCGAGACATCGGTAGTTAGGCTGGTTCCACTGCAAGTGGAGATAGGCTTATGAGCGTTGTTTTTCCGATCGAGAACAAGCCTCGATATGCAAAATACACGGCGACGGCCGGTCAGACGTTGTTCTCGATCCCTTTCGAATTTCAGCAGGACCGCGACATCAAGGTTCAGAAGACGCTCGCCGGCGAGATCGCGCCGGCCGAGCTCGTCCAGGTCACTGATTATACGGTTGCCGGCGCCGGCGTGTTTGAGGGTGGCAGTTTTACTCTGACGACGCCGGCGGCCGTCGGTGATGTGCTCGAGGTTTGGGGCGAGGCGGTTCTCGACCGGATCACGTCCGTTGTTCAAGCCGGCAAGTTCAAGGCGGCCGCGCATGATACCGAACATGATCGGCACCGGATCATCCAGCAGGAGCTCAAGCGCGAAAACGAGCGTACCGTGCGCGGTGCTCTCGGGTATGATGCGCCGGAAATCAAGGGCGTGCCGACGGAAGGCAAGGCACTCGTTTATGACGCTGACGGGAACCTGATCCCGGGTCCGGACGCCGGCGACATTGCCGCCGCACAACCAAGTGCGGCCGCGGCCGCTGCCAGCGCTGCCGCTGCTGCCGGCTATGTCGCGCAACTGGCATGGCGAATGAGCTGCAAGGCGGCCACAATTTCGAACCTCACACTGTCTGGAGAGCAGACCGTTGACGGTGTTGCCCTGGTCACGGGTAATCGGTGCCTGGTGAAGAACCAGGCTGCAGCAGGAGACAATGGCATATACATTGTCGACGGCGGAGCATGGGCAAGGGCTTCTGACGCTGATGCCTGGGACAAACTTGTATCGGCCGTAACAGTTGCAGAGCAGGGGACGGCGAACGCTGACACCATTTGGGTCTGCACTTCCGATCGAGGCGGGACGCTCGAGACAACCGGCGTCACCTGGCAGCAAAAACTCGCGAATGGCGTCGTTGCCTCTGACGACACGACCTTTTCCGGCAATATAACATTTGCCAATGGGCTCACTGTGCCGGCGCAAATCACTGTCCCGCAGAATACATATTTTTCGTCCGGCAACTCTGTCGAGCTCCGCTTGAACAAAGCCGCTTCCGGCCAGATCAATCGGCTATGGGGTCAAACACTGGACAAAGATCGGTGGGCTGTCGACCTCGGAGATGCTGACGTGGAAGACGGGGACGAACTCGACGCTTCGAATACTGGTTCGAACCTATCCGTAAAACGGTATGCGGATGATGGTTCCTTGCTTGGGAACGCCTTCAGGATCTTTAGGGACACCGGTCAGTTTCTGCTTTTCGGCGAGCTCACATTTCCGAACCGGGACATTATCGCCTGGGATGGAAACGCAGTTATTGCGGTCGGTTTCGGATCTCCGAATGGTGTCGTCGATGCCAGAGCCGGAATTTATTTTCAGATCGACGGCGGTGCAAACATGTTGTGGGCGAAAACCAACAACGTCCTCAACAACACCGGATGGGTGGTGAAATAGACCCGTCGAGTTAACCCTACCCGGGGGCACCGATAATCGCGATCAGATGCTTTTCGCAACTGGAGATCGCGTGATGCTTTCCAATTTTCGCACGTGTCTCGCCTGGGTGCTGGTGCATGAGGGCGGCTATGTCAATCATCCTAAGGACCCTGGTGGTGCCACCAATCGCGGTGTGATCCAGCGGACTTACAACGCCTATCGCAAGCGAATGGGATTGCCGCGACAAAGCGTCAAGAAGATCACGCAGGCCGAGGTCGAGGCGATCTATCGCGAACAGTATTGGAATGCCGTCCAGGGTGACCAGCTGCCGGCCGGTGTGGACTATGCGGTGTTCGACTACGGAGTGAATTCCGGCCCGCGGCGATCGGCCAAGGATCTGCAGCGCGTGGTCGGCGCGAGCCCAGACGGCTGGATCGGCCAGGAAACGCTTTCAAAGGTCCTGGAGATGCCGGCGCAGGAGATCGTCGAAAAGCTCTGTGAGCGGCGCTATCGTTTTGTGCGCGGCCTGAGGCACTGGCCGACCTTCGGTCGAGGCTGGACCCGGCGGATCATGGGCGAAACCATGGGTACTCAGTCCGACGATATTGGTGTCATCGATCGCGGTGTCATGTTGGCGACAAACGCGGCCGGCGATCGAACGCCCGTTCCCATCCCTGCGTCGAAAGCCGATGCACCAGGCAAAGCCCTGGAAGAAGACGCCGGCTCAATCGCGATCGTCAAGGAAGTCACGAAGGATCCGAAGTGGATGGGCCTGCTTGGCTCGATCGGATCCGCCATCGGCACACTCGCAACAGTTTCCGGCCCGATCGCCTGGGCAGTCGCCGGCGTCCTGATGATCGGCGGGATCTATCTGATCTATCGACTTGAACGTGATCGGGTCGCGACATGATCGCCCTCGAAGTCGCAAGGCGTCTCCTCGGCTCAAAGATCGGCCTCGGAGCGCTCTTGTGCCTGGCGGCAGTGATCGGCGCCAAGATCTACGGGGAAACGCGCTGGAGGGACGGATATGAGGCGTATCGGCTGGAAATGGACAAGGCTGACGCTCGCGTCGAGCGAAGCCGCATCAAGGATGAAATCCGGCTTAAGGGCATCACTGATGCTGATCTCTGTGTTGAGTATCTTCGCTCTCGCGGCTTGCCAGTCAGCTCCTGCGAGCAGCTGCGCGGGGTTTCGGCCGAACGCCTTGAGCCCGGCCGGGACGGTGGCCCTGGCGACGGCAGACCGACCAGGCCTTGAGCGTGTGGTTGCGAACGACGCCAACTATCAGCGCCTGGGGTGCCCTTGATGCCAGATCCAAAAATCAGAGTGTTCGAGAACCGTTTCACGACCGGCAACGCGATCACAATCCTGATCATGCTGGCAACCGTTACCGCTGGCTGGACCCGCATGGAGGCCGCACTTGCCGACCATGAGCGCCGGATCCTGGAAGCCGAGCAGGAAGTGAAAGAGATCGTGCGCGACCAGCGTGGATTTGAGCAGAGCTTTGCCGGTCTGCGGAGCGACATGAAACACGTTATCGCCGAAGTCTCCAGGACACGCCAGACCGTCGAGCGTCTTGACCGCGAAAGGAAGCAGTAACATGACTGAACGCACGGCCCTGACGCCGCTCCATCCAAGTGTTGATACGCCGATCGGCGGCAGCGGTACCGCGGAAACAGCGGCGATCGATGTCAAGGTCGGTGACAGCCTGATCCTCGATATCTTCACCACGGCCGCCGGCGTCCGTGTTGCGCACGGCGCGTCGGGCATAAATCCTGCGACCGGATATCCTCTGGTCGCGGGATCCCGAAACACGATCGTGATCAAGCGCGGCGAGGTCCTGGCTTACGCCGGCACAAATGGCGACGTCGTCACCTATACGGTGCTCACATGACAATCGGCTGTGTCGGGACTATTGGCCGGGTCGGTGGCTTGCCTCTTGCCGGAGCGTCGGTGCCGCCTTCCGTGCCGACCGACGATTTAATCTCCGCCCTGACAGTCGATGCCGAAGGCTGGAAAGCAACCATGACCGTCACGAACGCAGTCGATGGGGGAACTTACGGCGGACTCAACAACCCGTCATCTCCAGGTCTGTTGCTCACCGTAACATCCAAGTCCTGGGACAATGCCGGTGTTGAGACCACACTTCAGCGTCCGGTGTTCGCAACGTCTGTCATTCGCCAGCCGTATCCGAATGGAACGCTTCTGCAGGAAACGGAAGTGACTTCCAATCTGGAAGTGGTTCTGTCGCTGTCTGCGAGGATTTATGCCGGCGATACCGTAACGGCCGTTACCGCGGCTTCTCTCTACACTGACAACGGCAGCGGCGGATCAGCAAGCGCCAATTCGGGCGGGGCAATCGCGACCGTCACAAACGGCTCAACCGAAGCGTACAGAAAGCCGCAAGCCGTTTGGCTGGAGCTCGAAGATCAGGAAGTCAGAAGCGCTGTCTGGGCTCCGAAACTGTGCGTCTACCATCGCCATGCTCAACAAGGCCGGCCGGTGCGCGCAGTCAAGTTCATTGCCTCTGATGGCACAAACACGGTTGAGAGTACCGTTTCGGCTCTCACGACCAGCCAATACAGCGCATCCGGACTGTACGCCAACTACTTCCAACCAAACTGGAACCTGTCTTCCCTGACGGATGGCGAATTTATTACCGTCGATGCTGTCATTTATCCCTGGGTCGGAGATGCGTTTCAGCTCACTGTCGACGGCGCGGCATACCCGAGCCCGAACATTTCGAGCCTCCGGGCGATCTGTAACATCGGCGATACGATGTACAACAAGGTCTACGCCTATGTGGACGGAACCGGGGCGGGATCGCCGCAGGCGAGCACGGCTGAGGCAACTGCGCGAGCCAATCCTTTTGCAACCATGCAAGCAGCCGCCTCCGCCGCCCGTACGTTGAACAACACGGAAAACGGTTGGAACAACCTTTCAGGCGTCGACATGGTTATTAGCGCAGGGACAACGTACACGCCGGAGATTGGTGGCCTTGGCGGCACGCTTGACAATCTGCCGATGATTTTGCGTGGCGAGGACAACACGGCGGTTCTCGGGGAAAGCACGGGCGCCAATCCGGGTTCTATGGCTCCGAGAGCACACGTGCGGGGCTTGCGCATCGTGCGCAGCGTTGGCAACAATATCGTGTTCCGGGGCGACAATAACGCAAGCTCGTTGCTGGCCTTCGAGAATTGCGATTTCTCGATGACCGGCGCGACCAGTTCCGCTTATGAGGCCTTTTGCTATCAGTACGGACGCGGCCAGGTANTCAACTGCACNGGACCTTATGTTGGTGCTTGCGGTCAGCTTGGATCTACTCAAGGCGGCGGTATGCTGTTCGCCGGCAATTCCTTCGGTGGCTACCAGCCTTACAACGTGGTTGCGTGCAGCAATGTTGACCGAATTAACGTCACCAATCAGCAGCTCGGAACACCTGATGGCATGGTTTGCGCCTGGAATGTGATTTCGAGATCTGGCAACTCCGGGAACGCGGTCCAGTTTGAAGGCGATGCGCTGGGTGATCAGGGAGCCGCGATCATCGGGAACGTGGTGGAAATCCACACCCTTGTTGGCTCGCAAACTGCCTTCCTGGTTTTTGGCGACGGCGATCAAACTACCGTCACCAATCTGAACGAAGCGATGAACACCATTGTCGGGCAGCGAACTAACTTTATGTACAACGACGTCGGGACAGTGACGATCCCGAAAGACGGCGTTTCCAAGCTTTCATATCACTGGCAGTTCAACTGCAAAGCTGACTACGACATCAGCCAGGCCGCGTTGGTCGGAAATTGGGCAATCCGGCATGGTGTCGACACAAAGGTGCAGGCCATTCGCGACAGCGCCGGCAATGATAACTACAGCTATCAGTCCTGGCTTGGCGAGCAATTGGGTGATGATAAATCAGCCAATACCGAAGGTCCGTTCCGCCACGTCTTCAACCCGTTCCAGGCGGTCAATCCGGATTGGGTCAACGACCAGTCGTCAAATACTAGTGGTCCTGGCGGTGGTGACTATACGCCCGGTGCAAGCAACACGCTTCCGAAAATTTCGGCGGGGCAGACCGAATTTGCCGTAGACCAGAAGGGCAGAACGATCCCGGTGGATGGAACGGCCGTTGTCGGCGCGTTGCAGCCGGTCGTATGATGGACCTGGCGCGCGAAAACGCCCGACTTCGCGAGCAGCTTGAAATCAAAGAGGCTGCAATCGTTGAGCTGCGCGGGTTGATTGCGGACCAGTCTGTGCATTTTCCACCTCAATGGAAGCTGACCCGTATTCAATGCCGGATCCTACGTTTCCTATTGCAACGATCGGCCGCAGCGCGCGAGGAAATCCACGCGTATCTATATGGTCACAAAGAAGACGGCGGACCGGATCTCGAGAATATCAGAGTGCATGTTTGCCTCCTGCGAAAGAAGCTGAGACCGCTCGATGTGACTGTCGGCTGGTGCCAGGACGGCGGTTACTATCTGAGCGAGAAAACGAAGGACAAAATCCGGTCCAAGAGCGATGTATCGTGCGCGACAGATCGAGCACTCACGTAAACAAAATTAGAACAAAATCTCACACGTGTGAGATGTGAGATTTTTTTTTACCTCACATGTTCTCATTTTGTTTTCTTGCGAGAAAGTGATAGTAGATTGTTTTCTAAGGGGAATTTTTGGTGAGCCGACAGGGGCTCGAACCCTGGACCTACTGATTAAAAGTCAGTTGCTCTACCAGCTGAGCTATCGGCTCTCACCAAATTCCGGTGCAGTCGAGCGCTTTGTGTGTTGCGCCGCCGCGTTGGTGGCGTGTGTTTATGCCGACATAGGGGACATTGCAAGAGGCAAATTTCATTTTTTCAACAGCATGGCGGATAACTGGCAGGTTTCAGCATTCGACTTGATTTGA